CCTGCTATAATAAGGGTATAGGAGAGTTATGTCTAACCCGTCAAATTTATATGCAGAAAAGATCTATAGTGAGCACCCACTAGTTCTTTGGGCTCTAGATGATCAAGCAGACTATGTTAGCCTAATCTCAGAAAACCAAAGAAATATACAAACTCTTTGGGACAACTCTGGCGCAACCATTGTAAGTGGCTCAGGTAGCAATGCTCCAACGCCACCATTTCTCAATAGCCTATCGACATCTATTGCTGGAAATGTTCCATCTGTCACACCTGGAGAAATTATATGCATAAGTCCAGAACTAGCAAACTTTCAAAGTTTAAATAAATCTTTTGGAACTTTCTGTATAGGAACATACTTCTATTCAACAAGTTCTTTAATAAATTCAATTTCAGTTGGATATGAGTATACCGATACAACATCTGCACAGGTAGTACAAAAGTTTGAAACTTTTAGTAATCCAATAACAGGAAACTGGACATTTATATCTGGAACATTTGAGATACCAGATGAGGTAACAACCTTCAGAATATTGCTAAAAGTTGTTACAAATCCTGGAGGAGTATCATCAGGAGACTACAGCATATATATTAATGGCCTAAGTGCTGGGCAATGGTCAGAAGAATTTAACGTAAGGTCTCTCGGAATAGTTGGAGAAACTTTTCCAGCAAGTATAGATCTAGCAACAACCAGCCTTGCCGTTCCTGCTGATGCATATGGTTTGTCAGAAGAAACAGGTTACTATCTAGTTGATAAAAACTTTTTGGTAGCAAGAAATACCTCAATACCTTTAGTTTTTGGCGCATCTAGCGTAACAAGACTTTTTCCAAATACAGGTGGAAATCCATCTCTAATCATCCCAGGCAAAGGCTTTTTAAATAATGCTGGTAGATATCAAGACTATACCGTAGAGTTTTGGGCAAGAATAAATTCTGACTCTTCAACTCCAAAAAGAATTTTTGGTCCAATATCATCTCTTGACGGACTGTATGTTGAGGGTGGTTTCTTAACTCTAAAGGTTGGAAATCATTTTAGGTCACACTTTATTGGCGAATGGTTTAGACCAATGCTAATTCACATAAGGGTTATCGAAAATGCTGCAAGCCTTCTTGTTAATGGCGAAGAGGTTTTGTCTTTCATTATTGACACTCAGGCGCTAGATCTTCCAGAAATATCTTCAGTTGATGGATCTTTAGACTGGCTTGGTTTTTATTCATACGAAGATGTAACCCCAATTGAGATTGATTGTATTGCTATATACCCTTATCAGGTACCTATTACAGTTGCAAAGAGAAGATGGGTTTATGGACAGGGTGTTTTATCCCCAGAAGGAATTAACTCATCGTATGGTGGCACAACTGCTTTTATAGATTTTCCATTTGCTGACTATACAGCAAACTATTCATATCCAGATTTTTCACAATGGCAGCAAGGAAGTTTTGATAATCTCATAACTACATCCTCATCTCTTACAACTCCACAATACAGTCTCCCATCAATATTCTTAAACTCAAAAACAACCAAATCTCTCTATGATGCTTGCCTACCAATTCAGGCTGGACAGCATAAATTTATAACATTTAGACCTGATAACTCTTGGAATACAGACCACTGTTACTTTAATTTTAACAGTTTTAACGTAACAGGTGGTCAGGTAAAATCGCTATATGCGGTATTTAGTACGATAGATATTGATACCGAATCAGGAGCAGTCTTACAGCCACAAACACTTATTAAGATTTATAGTGATACTAATTCAGATTATTTTTTAGTTAAACAAGAAGAAGATTTAATTATATACTTGTTACATTTTAATGGACAAGACCAAGTATTAAAAACAACTAATCCAATAGATTCGGCACAACTTTTTTCAGTTGGAATAAATGTTGAACTAATTGCTAGTGCTTATGGTGAAAATGTTGCATCATTTTTTGGTAATCAAAATTCACTAAAGTTGTATGTCGGTGGAGATCAAGATCCAGAAAATACTTTTACTGGAAAAATATATTCTGTTGGATTTTCTACTTCTCAAAATTATGATGATATATCTAACCTGTATGATAACTCTGGACTTGTTGCATTTGATGATCTATCCTTGCCAGGATCTACAGCAGAGATTTCTGAATCCTTAATAGCACACACAGCAAGTTATACGTTGTTACCAACAGAACTTTACGAATCATTTTTGCTAGATATCGGAACTTCTGGTTATTGGGAAGACTACCTTCCACTATCTTATTTTGCTCAGTATATAGAAAATGATTTGGGTAATGAGTTTTATGATTTAGATTTTCTTCAGTTTAACATTGGGTATCCATCACCATCAAGAGTTATTGAGTCAAATCAAGCATTAGAATCATGGACCTACGGAGAACTAAAAAATCAATATTCTAGTCCAAGTCAAAAAACTTATGAGCAACTAGACAACCTTTTATATACTGGCTGGAATAATTATGAAGACATGACAACAAAGACTAAACAGATTTATGAGTATGACACAGAGAATGCATCTGTAAGAAGTTATATTACTTTTCAATATATTGAAGAGGGAGCAAATGCTACCCAGTCATACTTTACTAGAACAGAAAAAGCAAAACAAGGAAAAATAATTGATATTGATGAACACCCATTGTGGAGTACAACCAAGTTTGAGTTAGTAGATAATACAATTATATATCCTACGAAGTCTATTAACTTTAATAATTTGGCTATTGTGTACAGACTAGAATTTAAGAGTAGGTCAACAATATCAAAGCCAATATCACTTAAGCAGTTAAGTTTTGCGTCACAGGTATTTAATGATAATTTATTTAATCCAATTGGAACTAGGTTCGGAACAAACATATTCCCATATACAAGATCAGGAATATACTATGACTACAAGTCAAAGAATCCATTTAGCATTTATAAAGGAAGCACACCATATCTATATATGACCCGAAACTCTGGAATTGAAATAAAAGGCAAGTTTGATCAAAGCACAGATCGTGGCTTATCCATACCAATTAATTCGCAGAATTCTGATAGTTATAGTGTCAACGCTATGCAGATATGGTACAGATACGATGAGTCTAGGTTCCCTGGATCTGCTACACAACTCTTTGAAATAAATCACAAAAATGAAACAATACAGTTCTTCATTATAACAAACAATGATCTTGGAAATAGAGCAAGAATCTTTGCAATTAATTCAAATACTGGACAACCATACAATAATGTAACATATTTCTTAAATGGTAAACTTGTAAGAGAGCCTGTACTGACAGTAAAAGAATGGTCTGTTATTGGACTTAGATTCTTAGACTCTTTAGATTTTGATTCTTATATAGGGTCAATTAATCTCAATGGTCCAGGTGTATTTAATAATGTATCTTACTACCAGTCAACAGACCTTCAGCAAGTTCAAAAGACTATAACAAGGCCTTGGCTCAGAGTAAAGTCAGACGGAACCTTAAACTACGAGTGGCAGTACTGGATAGATAACTATCTATGGGAAGGCATGCTCTCTATTGCTACATCAGAAATATATGGAGTTAGCCCAGAAAGTATATATAGCGCATACACTGGAACTAATAAGATTATCATTGATGATCAGAATGGCCTAAGTATCGATGCAGACGCTTTAAGAGTATATAATGCTATCTCCTGGTCATCTGAAACCGTCTCTGCAGTCTAATATGGTATACTGGTTGTTATGGATGCATTAATTAACCCAAAAACTGGAAAACCCCTTGTAAAGAATGTACGTCGTCAAGTTATTGAAAAGAAGTATAACTGGGGCCTATATGTTTACAAAAAATCAAATGGCAAGTGGTTCACTGATGGAGAGGGCAATGTCCTTAACATTGAGTCTATGAGAGGTGATCTTTCAAAGATGTCACAACTAAAAGATGCTGCAAAGTATTATGGCGATCCAGGTGATGGAGACGCAGTTTTTGTTCCAGGACTGACTAGAGTTACTGATGAAGAATATTCTGAGCAATTGGATAGAATGCAGCAAGGACTAATCCCATCAATGAATGACCTAGGCGCATGGCATGCAGCACAGCAAACTCACGATAGGTATGGTAGCGATGAGTAACGAATATCCAATTTTTGCAAAGTTAAACACACAAGAAAAAGAGCCAGATCCTTTTGTTGCTCAAGATCCATTTAATAAAAACTGGGAAGACTTAAAAGACCTTAGCGGTATAAACCAAAACTTTAAACGTAGAACAAGTCGTGTAGCAAACAAGGCTATCGGTGATCCTGCATACCTAGATTCAGCAAATGCTATGCCAGCAGGAGAAACTTCTGCATCAAAGCAGATCAATCCTGGAACGGTATATCGTAATGGATATGGACTGTTTGATGTTATTACACCACCATATAATATGTATGAGTTGGCTAACTTTTATGATACATCTTTTGCTAATCATGCTGCAATCGATGCCAAGGTAGAAAACATTGTTGGCTTGGGTTATAGGTTTGACCTAACAGATACTACTGCACTTCGTTTTGAAAGCAGCGATGATCAGGACAAGGTTTCTCGTGCCCGTAAGCGCATAGAGCGCATGAAGATTGAACTTCGTGACTGGCTAGAAAACTTAAATGATGAAGATTCATTTACAAAAATTATGGAGAAGGTTTATACAGACCTTCAAGCAACGGGTAATGGATTTATTGAGGTAGGAAGAAACATAGAAGGACAAATAGGATATATTGGACATATCCCAGCAACAACAATTCGTGTTCGTAGACTTCATGATGGTTTCTTGCAGATCATTGGAAACAAGATTGTTTACTTTAGAAATTTTGCAGCAAATAATCCAAATCCTGTAACAGCAGATCCAAGACCAAATGAGATTATTCATATTAAAGAATACTCTCCACTAAACACATTCTATGGTGTGCCAGATATTGTTTCTGCACTTCCGTCTTTGGTTGGAGATCACTTAGCGTCTCAATACAACATTGACTATTTTGAAAACAAGGCTGTTCCAAGATATATTATTACTCTTAAGGGTGCCCAACTTAGTGGAGATTCAGAAGACAAGATGT